CTTTGTCAATTATACTTTTAATCCCCTCTTTAAAAAGGTTAACTTCCTTATCTAAAATTTCCTTTCCTTTTACAACACTTCGTTTTGTTTCAACAAATAAATTTCTTTTATTTGATATTTTTACTAAGTCTTCCAACCCTGGCAGTTGTTTGATTTGGTCATAAGATCCAAAAAAATCTACTGGAAAATTAGCATCTCTTAAACTAGCATCTTTTAACTTTTCTGTGTTTTTTACTTCATGTTCAAATAAATAACCTTCCAATTGATATGCATTACTTTTATTTAATATGGCTTTAGCAATTTCATAACCTCTTACTTCTCCATATGTATTTTTTAATGATTGTATTTTTATCGTATTTTCATTATCTTTTATTATTTTTTTTGCTTCTAATTGTATTTTTTTTGAAAGTAAAACATCTTTATTTTTATATTTTACTTCTGGATTATAAATAAATGTTGGTATATGACTATCTTGAATTTCTACTTCTTGTTTTATAGGTTTGCCATTTTTATCTTTTGCAGAGAATATATAATTTGCTTGTCCTTGAATAAAAGATTGACTGTCTTCTTTTCGCTGTAATTTAGGACTACTTTTTGTTTGTCCTAACGCTACCTGTATTACATTTCTTAGAATTCCACTTTTTTGATATTCTTCTAAGTCTATAGTTCCTCCTTTTGCATATTTCTTCGGTATTACTAATTCGCCTGGTTCTAATAATGCAGGAACAATATCACCAGATCCACTTCCTGGTACAACACCGCCCCTTTTCATTCTTACAATGCCACCATCAGCAAATCTATTTTGATTAAATATCTTTGGGTTTGGACTTGCTGTAATGCCGGTACTAAAACCTTTAACAAACTGACCAATTCCGGTGGCAACTTTAACTGTAGCTATAGCTCCAATAAGAGGAATCAAAGGCTTTAAAGCATCTGCCAATTGAATAGCTGCACTAGCGCCAGATATAAAAGTATCAAATAATTTTTGAAAACCAGTCGATTGAGTTATAGATCTAATTAAAGCATTAAATTCTTCTTTTAATTTCTGTAACTTAATCGCATAGGCTAATTGTGCTTGGCCAGCATTTTGAGACAACGAAGTAGAACCAGCTATAGCAACATTAACCGCTTTTTGACTAATTGCAAATTCTTGAATAAGAGGAATAACTTTAGAAATTTGACGATAGCCACCTAACTCTTCTACAATTTTTGCAAATTGAGGATCAGTAGTAGGTAAAGATGATAATGCAGCAGAAAGCCTCCTAATAGCTTCGTAAGGACCAACGAACTGTTGTTCAAGATTAGCATTTCCAAGAGCTAGAGCTTCTTCTCTGCTATATCTAAGATTTACACCTAGTTCTTTAAGGGCGTTTACAGTATTTCCACGCTGTATTCTTGTAAATATAGTACGCAAACCGGTACTGATTGTTTCTGCGCTTTCTCTAGTTGTTTGTCTTACAGATGTAAACAAACCTAAAAGTTCATTTAAGTCTCCACCAGCAGCTTTGAAAGCACCACCAGTTTTACGAATTGCTTCTACAATATCCCCAGCTTCAACAGCGAACTCGCCAGCAACTGCATTAACAGCGCCTAAAGCTGACTCAAGATTATTCGCCCCAATCTTAAACTGATTAAGAATGGCAATAGCACCTTCAGTTGTGTTTGCAAAATTTTCAAAGTTTGGTGCTAAAGCAGCTTTTGCCAATGCTTCCAAAGCAACTCTTGTATCATCAATTGATAAGTTGGCTTGCTTTAATGTAACGGCAGCTTGAATAAGATCTTTGCTAGAAACACCTAAAGAAGTTGAAAGTCTAGTTACTTCATTAACAACACCTTGAATAGCAGAACCACTATCGCCAGAAACCTGAACAAGTTTAACCATCTGACGGTCAAAATCTATAGCCTCTGATGTCGCTTGTTTAATAGCACTTGTTAATTGAATCATTGATCCAGCAGCTAAACTAAATGCCCCGAATCTTTTTGCTGCCAAACCGGCTTGACGACCAAAACTTTCTACAGATGTAATTGCTCCTTCAATATCGGCTTTAATTCTTCTAATAGAATCAGAATTGGCCAAACTAAGATCTACAGTAACTTTTTTATTAGATAGTTGTCTATTAAGATCGTTTGATATTTTTGTAGCTGCTCCAGAAGCGAGAGCAACATTCATTATAGCGGTAATATTAAAAGCCATTGTTTTCCTCTATAAAAAGAAAGGGAGCAATCCTTATTTTAAAAAGACTGCTCCCATTAGACTTTCCTAATTAATATTACACCAATTTTTTATTCTTCTTCTTCCTTAATTGGCTTGCCAGATTCATCCAAAAATGGAGTGAAATCTACAATGTAATTGCCGTCTTCATCAACTAAGTTGCCGTCAACATCAACGAGTTTTCCTTCCTCATTAATATATCGGCCATCCTCATTGACCAAACGGCCCTCAGAATCTACCCTACGACCCTGTTTATCAATAAAGTTTAGTTCATTATCTACGAACTTATACTTCTTTAAAAACTCATTTTCCGGCAATCTCTTTTCATAATCTGGGTCAATACCATAAAGCATCATGGCAAGATTAGAAGCTGCTGGTCCAATGGCTGGGTCTACTTCTTTAGATAAAAAGTCTTCATAAGACTTAAAGTATTGCTTGCCAGTATCATTAAATACAGTACAAGCAGAAACAAAGAAGTTAAATTGGGCGTTATCAGCCTGTCCTTCTGCTGTATTATTATCTAGTCCAATACGATCAGAGTTCAATGTTCGCAACTCAGCCCTATACTTCCTCATCTGAAGGGCGATTTCTCTGGCTTCACTAAGTTTAATACCGCCAGACTTAATCCTTCGTTCAGACTCTGCAATCTTTTCTTGAAGTTCACGCAATTGCTTTTGCTTTGTGTCATCCCAAAGCTTTTGCTCACGCATTACATTTTCAACTTTTGCACGAAGAATACCGCCGGATTCAACGGCATCACGAAATGCCTTGTTGTAAACCTTTTGGCCTTCTTGCTTCTGCTTAATAGTCGGACGAAGAACTGCGAGTTCTACTTCCTTGGTATCAAGCGTTACCTTAAAAGTCCTCTTGTTATCAGGCGCACTCATGACTGTCCTCCTTTAGAAAAATTGCGAGTGTAACCATCCCAAGAAACAGAGTATTGATCAATTTCTGCATCAACAGCACGAAGCTGATTGTTCCCATTATTAAGTATTTCTGCTCTGCATTGTTCCCACTTTTCCTTCCACACTCTTTTTCTTTTACTAACTTCTTCCCCGTCTTGATAGTCATATTCCCATAATTCACTAAAAAATTTTTCTATTGCAGAAAGAGAGCCGATAAAAGTTGTCCTCATTTTTGTATTAGCTACTTTTTTTAATTTTTCTTTTGATAGTAATAAATGTTTCTCATTTAATTTTAATTCATCTTCTTTATTTATTTTTGAAGCTTTTTCAAAGTTTTCGTAAACTCCCATGTTTTCCTCTCACATTGAGTTTTTCTTCATCTGTATATCTCTTCTTACATCTGAAAAATCAAGGTCTGAAACCTCGCCTTTTTCTTGAATAATTTTTTCTCTAGATCTTTTAATAGCCTTAACTTCTGGGCTATTCATAGATTCTATCCTATCTCTTTCTTTTTGTGAATGAGCTACTATGAAAATTTCTGAAGAATTTTTTACTTTATCGGTTAGTGATGAATCTATCGAGTTTTGATTTTTCTTTTGCTCACGCTCTCTTTTCTGATTAATCATCCAACCATCAAGGGCATCGTCATCATTTATTAAGTCGTCCGGCGGACATTCTGGATGTTCTGCTATGTTATCGTATAATTGACTCCAACTAATCAAAGATCTTCTCTCGTCATCTAAATCAACAGAAGGTATTCCAAACATAGAACTTTCGGACTTTCTAGCTGACCAATAACTTCTCCAAAGGTCTGTTTTTGCTAAATGTCTTAATTTATTATCATCCAATTTAGATTGATTATAAAAAACAACAGCCTCATCTAACAAATCACTTCTGTTTTTCCAAAATGTTATTTCATTAAATACATGTGTATTGTTTTCATGAAATAGAGAACTGCCTATTAAATACTTAATTTTTGCAGTAGAAGCATAACCGCTAACGCTTAAATATGTATATGAGTATTTTTCAATCGTTAACAAACTTTTATCTGTTTTGGCGATTGCTAATACTTTTCTAATTGCTGCACTTTCTTTTTCTTTATAAAAATTTTGAAACAAGTTTATTTTTAATTCTTCTATTTCTTTGTTTAAGGCTTTAAGTTTTTCTTCTTTTTCATCATTCCATATGCCTTGTTCTATTAACATATCGTTTATTTCAAGGTCAGTATAAAGACCTTCAACTCTAGCATCTACTAAAGCCTCTTGATAAATTTCTTCAGCTATATATTTATGATACCTATCTGGATTTTTAATTAAATAAACTTTATCTTTATATTTAAAACGCATTACTCCTGCAATAATTCTATTTATAAATAATTCGTCCAAAAGTCCTCCTAAATAAAAAAAGCCAAGAGAGAATTAACCCCCTTGGCTTTATTATAATATAGTTTACTTAAATTACATAGGGTCTGATGGATGAGTTACAGTAAAATCATTATAGGTACGATAACTATAAGTAATCGTGCCATTACCACCATCAGCGCCACCACCAGCATTGTTTACGGAAGTAAGTTTGCAGCTAGTACCAAGATCAACTGACAAGCCTTCTTCAAAAACAAGTTTGATGGACTGATCACTAATGTTGTCTTGAACTTCATCAGCTTCAACCAAGTCGCCTACCTTGTTCATTACTTCAAATTCCGCTGTTACTTCAACAGGGAACTTAACATAACGGAAGTAAGGAGCTTTACGACCTAATTCAAGCATCTGCTCACGACCAAGGTTAGCGCTTACGCTAACAGACTGTACGCTAGCTCTAAAGCAACCAAGATTGCTATCAACTTCATTAACACCATTGGTGCTAATGCCAGGAATGCCACCACGCTTAGTGCCACTATTGCAAGGTAGCAAGCTAGAGGCAAACACGATATGCTGTCTGCGATTAACACCGCTAGCATTATTGTCAGTAGCTTTTTCTGATGCTGGAAGACCAGTACCATCAGCAGTAGTTGCGGTATACCCAGTAAAGTAAGCAGCGTCACCAGTTTCAATACGATTCCACTTCTTATTGTTTGCTACCATAGTAACGCTTTCAGTCGCATTACCTTCAGTAGCAAGCTTATAAGAAATCTGACTTACGAAAGCGCCAGAAACAATAACTTCAGAAAGTGGGCTACCACTAGCCAAACCCTGAGTGTCATTGTAAAACTGCATAGCTACTTTGCACTTTGCATTGGAACGACCAACAAGACTGCTATCAGCGCCTTCTTGAGTGGCCAAAGTATAAATAGGGGCAGTTCCGTCAAGAACCCTTTCTACGGTAATTTCAATATCAGGAACATTTTCAACGATCTGGTAAAGAGAAAGCTGACCAAGTTCAAAAATGTTCTCAAGGTTAAAAGTAGTGTTCATACCAACACTTTGAACGCCATGTACAAATGTGTAAGTATCTGTAGCATCTGGAGCGATGCTAAGAGCTTCTACGGCATAAAACATTCTTCGATTTGCCACGATTATTCTCCTATATACAGTTTAGGTAATTACCTATTAAGCATTTACACCAAAAAAAAGCATTTATGGTAAATCACTTTCACAAGTTAGCCTTATTTCACAGCCTACTAAAGGATTAGGCAGATCTATTTCTCTAGATTTAATATTTTCAATTCTAATTTGTTTCCAAGCATAATCACCGCTGACCATAGCTGGGTATTGAATACCACTAGCCGATCTAGTTCCATCATAATTCAATGGATATTTTCTATCGTTAACCAATTTAGTGCGATCAACGCCCATGATTCGTTTTTGCCATTGATAAGTTATAATATCATGAATTTGATTTCTGTCATAAGATGTTTCTCCCAATATAGTTATGATTACTTCCTGTTGATGCTTTCTTGTTAAATTACCTAATTCTAATGGATAAAAATTAACTTTCGGAATAGATTCTATAATCATAGCTGGCAATTGAACTCTATTTTGAGATAAAACATCCCAAGTTCCAGAGCCATTTTGCAAAAAATGAGGGTCTGCTGGGTTATAACTATTAAAAATTAGCTGATTAAACCAAGGCTGTTGCCCTCGTAAAACTTTTACACTTCTATTTGAATATTCACATTGCACTTTTGTTCCAGAAGGCAATGGTGTATTAAATATGATTTTTCCTTCTGGATAAGAAACTTTATATCCAGAAACTCCAGTTTGACTAACTGAAATAAAATTATTATTTACATAAACACCGCTAATATTTATTGGTTGAGTAGAATATTCAATTCCTGTTTCCCAAACCCAATCTGATCTAACACCTTCCCAAACACAGCCAGATGCATATCTTGGATCTCTAGCAAGTCTTAATCTAGAAGGATCTGCCGAATGAGATCCTATGCCACTTGGATTATTGTTAATTCTGTTATTAGAAAAAGCTCCTATATTAAGCATCGCCCATTGTGTAAAAAACATGAGTGATGTTTCTAGGTTTTCAGAAGCTAATGGTTGTCCATACTGTTGAACGCCATTAAATTTTGTTATCATTCTAAACCTTCTTTTTCTATAAGTTCGTTTATGCTTGGTATAGCTCTCATAAAAGACCTAGTTATCCAATTATCATCTTCTGTTCCTGCGTATTCTGAATCAATCGCAAAACCTTTAACTCCTTTGAAATTTCCTCCAGAATCATAAAATTTAGAATATTTAGCTCTAGAAGAAAGTTTTGTCGGCTGAACCATCAACGCAAATCTACTTCTAGAATTTTTTTGAGCCTTATCATAATATCTAACTTCATAATCTTGTATTATAGTGGAAGTTCCTTCTGTTAATAACCATTTTAACCAAGGTATTTCCCCGCCCTTAGATGTATAACTACCCAAAGGACTATCTATTAAACCCTGCAAACCCTCTCTTCTTAATAAATACAGCGTCATTCCGCCTAAAGATGTAGATGTTGGATCTTTCTTTAAAAAATTAATTTGATTAGATATATAATCTATAAGTTGAGAAATAATTGTTTCTGGATTTTCAATACCAAGATCTAATCTTAATTTACCACGCAAATCTGTTAAAGCTTCATATTCTGGAGAGTTTATAAGATGATATGCAATAATACCTCTTATTTTTGGTCTAATTTTTTTAATGACATTACTAATATAAGCAGATGTTATTTTTCTTAATTCTGCTAATAGTTTCTTTTCAAAATCGCTTGGGTTTATTGATATAGACCAGTTGTATTGCATATTAAGCCCCTACACGGACCCAATTCGCAACCCAATATTTACCTTGTACTATATTGCCTTGATCAATAGGTTCGCCAGAAAGTTCATATGTGTATTTAACTAAGCCTTGAACATCTAATTGAAAAATCATCTTTCTTGTTTGCAAAACATCCGGCAAGTCTTTCATATAACCTTTTGTCTGTATAGTTCCTGCCGGAATTTGAATATTAGCTGGCATTTTTTGAAAAAAGTCTTTTGGTGAATTAGCAACTAAAACTTTTATGTCTTTTGTTACAGTTGTAAAGTGAAGTCCTGTTCCATCACAATGTGGACAAGTAGATCCATTTTCAAATGGTATTGGACCACCACTAATCCAAGTATTAGAAGATTTATTTCCAATAGGATCAAAAATACAATTTGGGCAAGGCGAAGGTGAAGCTGCATAAACAAGTTTACATGTTTTACCAAGCTGATCTATAAGATCATCAATGGCGAATTCAGCTATTTGCTTAATATCATCAGTAAGTGAAAATATTTTTGCCATGTTATATCCAATATATAAATATATCTGTTTTTTTAGACACGATATTAACATTGCTAGCGGTTATAGTTAATTTTGCCATGGGGAACTTTCCACTTATTAATGTATGACCAGTAACGGTTAAAACTAAATCATCAAATATAGCCAATCCATTAGTTACTGTTTTAGTTTTTGTTCCAGTCAATGTAGCTACTGGAGTTCCATTTACATCGTAAATTCCGGTAACTTCAATAGAAAATGTTCCAGAATAATTTTTATATGTGTTATTTTTTACTGATCCACTAGGAATGCCAGAATAAAATCCAGTAAAATTATCAGCAGAATCAAATATATTCATATAGCCAGTAATAGGTTCTGCTATTATGGGTATATTAAAAACAGATCCATTTGTTTGTAATTGATGAGATTGCGGATAAACTATTACATTGATATATGGATTTATTGTTCTTGCTATATTATATTTCCAATATAAATTAGCTCTATAGGGAAGTCCTTGATATGAAAAATAAGAAGATGGAATTACATTAACTAATTTTAATCCATATTCTGTTGCTTCTAATTCTATATTAAATGTTGTTGGCTTATTAAAAGTTAAATCTTGTATATAATTAGAACCATATATATCTGTTTCAGTCGCTACTTCAACAGCTACTTCATAAACAGAATCGTCCATTGAGTCAAAATTATTTTTTGATCCATATTCATCTTTTGCTTTTTTAACTGACAATACTGTTAATGTTGGTTTTTCTGTAGTTGTACCAGTATAATTAGTATTTGACGAGTGCCAATTAGCCTTTATAACCGGTATTGTTTTTAAAGCCATTTTTTTATTAAATGCATTTTTAAATTGTATAAAATAATAAATAACAAAATTATTCGGAGATTCTACTGGGTGTATTAATTCTACTTGATAGTCACTAGGTATTCTTGCATTAATGGTTGGATTAGTGCTTCTGCTATTTTGAGTTTTCCACAATGGAGTATCTACAGTATCTGGTAATGGAGTTGCGTTAGCTATTAACTCGCTAGCTGTCTGCGAATAAAAAGTCATATATTTTGGAGTTAATGGAACATATGTTCCGCAAGCAGATGGACTATATATCCATTTATTAATTTGGCTATTCCAAAAATACATAATTTTATTAACTGTATCTTGCCATATCGCCTTGCGACCTTTTATGTCAGATATGGTCGGCGCTGTATCTTGTTTAAAAAAAACTTCCGGCTCAATTCTTGACCAGCCTTTTCCAGACTTAAAAATAAAAAGGTTTCCGCTTTTAGAGTATATTTGCCCATCAGTTGGATTTTCTGGAAATGGCATATTAACCTCATCTACATACAGTAAAGTATTGTACCCATTGACCATCCTGCCATAAATAAATAACACCTAAAGACGGGTTGTACCAAACGCCTGGCCTAGATAATCCAAAATTACCAGTAGGTTTAGTATTTTGCACAAAATAAATAGCTGGTTCTTGTTCTATCCAACCACTAGTAGAATTATATATGAAATATTTTGTGCCTATATAAAATGTTTGGCCATTAGTTGGATTAGCTGGAAATGGCATTTTACAATATCCTCGGTGTAGTGTAGCCTTGAAAAGATGCTCCGTTAACAGAACCTGGTGGTTCATAGTTTACAAAAATATAAAAATCTCTTGGTCCAGTTTCTTGCCAAGAGTATTCATTATTAGAAGTACCCATATTAAAAATACCGGCATTAGCAGAATCATGACCGGTAACAAAATATTGTTTTTTTGCACCACGCCTAAGACCATTATGTATTGCAGAAGTAAAGTTTACTGGATTTGCTATTTTGTAATCATTGCTTTCTAAATCGCCACTAGCGCAATTAAAACCACCTAATGGATAACCCTCTTCTAAAGTAAACTTATAAAATTGAACACCTGTTAAACTATCTTTAGATTTCCACCTATCAAATGGAGGTATTAATTTATCATTTGGGGCAACAACAGTATGTAATACGGCATTATTTAATGTGTAATCATATGCTTTTTCTTCCAAGCTTCCGGTTTTATCACATTGATATGTAAATACTATTCTTAAATTAGGTAATCCCAAATAAAAGAAAAAATTAAAGTATATTTTAGTAACTAAACCCCTATTTTCTGCCAAACTATTTGGGCAACAACCAGCTGGGTGATCTCTTGTAAATAAGTGATCATAAGGGAGCATAGTTAATGGAGCTTGGCCACCATTTGAAACTTTTAATTTTTGTGGAGCTTGTGGGAATTCATAATAAAATTGATTATCAACTTCTTGTGGCCAAAAATTAACTAAATTATTTTTTATAAAAAGCCAAGACGGACTATCACTCTTCCAGTTAAATCTGGAATCTGACATAAAAAATCCAGCATATAGTTTATGAACTTTTTCTGTAAAAATCATTTTTATTCCTTTTTATACAGTTATTGGCATTCCAGTACACATTGGCGGATTTGGATTTACTTGGGGAGGTAAAGGAAATCCTGGACTACACATTGGAGCATTAAACAAATTGTTTAAATTATTATTAACAGAAGTATTATCTGGATCATATACATATGGTGGAATTGGAAGACCACATATAAAAATAGGATATTGATCAGAGTTGTTTGTATTAGTATTAGTAGGTGTTAAATCCGGTTCTAAAATATTATCGGGATTATTACTAACGGTAACTACACAATTCATAGTAAGTGAATATTGAGCAACTTTACCGTTTTCAGAAACAGAAGCAATAGCGTTTATAGCATTTGATCCCGATTCAACTATGGCTGGGAAATTTTCTAATGGTTGATATGGCGGTAAACATCCTTGAGCAATTAAATTTTGAATTCCATTATCTACTAGTTTTGCATAAGAACTTCCAGATTTAGACAATGGATAAGAATCTGGATCTGGACCTTGATCATTTCCGTCTTGTTGACCTTCAATATCTGGATTGTTACCATTATTTACTGGATTGTTAAATGGTAATGGTTGATCTACTACTGGATTAATAACTGGACCGCCACCTCCGTCTTGCCAGTTAACGCTATCGCCAACATCTACCACTCCAATAAGAGGATAACCGCCACCACCTCCATCAACAGGAGGGTTATTAACATTGTTATTATCAATATTCGGATTACATAAAAGAGCAGCGCTATATATAAAATGCTCACATATAGTGCAATACGGAGGATCTCTGAGTTCTGCTCTTACAGTAATCATCTTGCAACAAGAATCCCCAACCTTTTCTTTTCCTGGAGGGCAAGATCCGTCTGGATTTGTTGGAGTCGGAGTCGGTGTTGGTGATTGTGTTATAAAACATGATTCTGGTAAATTTCTAAAAATATTACCGCCAGCCACTCCTGGTTTTTCAACCATAGACCAATAATATCCTGGTGGTGCTGGTGGCACATTTATTGCTTCTTGTCTTACTCCAACAACTAATTGTCCACTAGGTGACATAAAAGTTGCGCTTCCAGACAATGGCATAATAGTGTTTGATGTTGAAGATGTTGATGTATTTGTAGAATTAGTAACATTTGATAGGTTTTGAGCGGAATTTACATTATATGCTGATCCCTGCGCTGTCTGTAAAGGTTTTGGAGGTTCTGGGCAAGGACTATGACCAGAAACAATGGCTCCATCACAACACTTCACATTTTCCAAACTGTATTCTATTCCAGCTGTAAGTTCTGCTCCTGGATTACTACTATACATAAAACCGGCTGGTGCAAATCTGCCCAACCATACAAATTTATAAAAATTTGCTCCATGATCCATTATAATTTTAGTACCAGTACCTATAAGACCGCTACTACTACCTGGGTTTAAACCATCTGATTGAAAATTTGTCTCTCTCCTAAAAATAGCGCATCGTTTCGGAGGTAATGGTTCTCCAGAACCTTTTTTAAGTACATATGTTGAAGTCGCACATTCTCCTGGATCATATGTATCACCTTCTTGCGGATCTCCAGATCCAGATGTAGAACTAGAAGTCGAACCTCCTGATCCAGATGGAGGATTACTTGGGCCACTTAAACCTGAAGTATATATAAATCCTGGTGGTAATGGAGTTCCAGCTGGAGGGCCACTTGGTCCACCTGGTCCACCTGGACCTAAAGGGCCTCCTGGGCCATTTGGACCAAGAATACCACCAGGACTTCCTGGAGGTGGCAGCGGAGGTAGTGGAGTTCCAGATGGAGGACCGCCTGGTCCACCAGGGCCACCTGGTCCTAAAGGACCACCTGGGCCACTTGGACCAAGAATACCGCCTGGTCCAGTCAGACCTCCTGGGCCTCCTGGACCTCCTATACCACCAGGACTTCCTGGGGGCGGTAACGGGGGTAATGGAGTTCCAGATGGAGGTCCACCTGGTCCTCCTGGTCCACCAGGGCCACCAGGGCCACCTAGACCTAAAGGACCGCCAGGAGTTCCTGTTGGTGGCGTAGTTGGAGTTGGTGTTGGACTTCCTGTATTTGGAGCAGGAGAATTAGTTGGAGGACTATTCGGATTAGTATTTCCAGTAGGCGGAGAAGCTGGAGGAGAAGTTGGAAGAGAGGGAGGCGGTGGTCCAGGCGGACTAGAAGGAGGGGCCGAACTACAAAGTCTATCTATACCAGTCTCTCTTCTAACATCGCTAATATCGCCAACTATAAGTCCTCCGCCTAAAACTTTACCTCTAACACAATCTTTTTCTGAAATAGGTTCTGTTGGATTACCATAAAATATATCTATGCATTTCTCAGTATTTCTAATAATAATTGGTGGATTGCCAGCTATTCCAGAAGCTATTTCATCATATACAGTCCTTGTATTTATACTATATCCAATTAAACCCCAAGGACAAACAAATGGTTGAGATGGATCACCAAGACCTCCTGGTCCACCAGGGCCACTTGGGCCACCAGGTCCACCAGGACCGCCTGGTCCGCCAGGACCATTTGGACCTCCAGGTCCTCCTGGCCATCCTACTGGTGGCAACGGAGGTAATGGTGTTCCCAAAGGAGGACCACCTAGGCCACCTGGACCACCAGGACCAAAAGGGCCTCCTGGTCCGTATGGATTATTTGGAGGTGGAAATAATACAAGTGGAGGACTACCAGCTGGAGGACCACCAGGACCACCAGGACCACCTGGACCGCCAGGACCGCCAGGACCTCCTGGGCCTAAAGGACCGCCTGGACCACCGTTGGTTCCTGGCGGAGGCAATGGTGGTAATGGGGTTCCGGTTGGAGGACCACCTGGTCCACCAGGACCACCTGGACCACTTGGGCCACCAGGACCATTAGGACTTCCTGGAGGTGGTAATGTAGGTAATGGAGTTCCGGCTGGAGGGCCACCTGGACCACCAGGACCGCCAGGGCCACCAGCACCACCGGCACCTCCTGGAGTACCAGGTGGAGGCAAAGGAGTTGGAGATGGAGAACTTGTTGGATTTGATAAAGAATTACGACACGAAATATTATTATCAAATGTATTATAATCTTTTATTAATTGAGTATTGTTAGAATAATTAAAATGAATATTTTGGTTAAATGTTTTAGCAAAAGTAGATGGTAGTTCTATATGTGGATATAAAGCGGACATTGACACATTATCAAAAATATAATCAACTGGTTTTTGAGAAGAAGAATCTGAGAAAAATATTAAATTATCTGGAGAGTTTTTTAATTCTCTATATGTTAAATAATAATTAGTTCCCAGTAAAGTAAGTTTATTATCTATGTATTTATATGGTTGATATTTTAGATTTGTCGCATAAAAAGAATTGTCATTAAGCCAAGTTAATTTTTGAAAATTAAAACCAGAAACTCCAATAAAATTAAACCAATCTTCTTTATAAAGTTCTTCTCCAGTAATTGGCATTCCAACTTCATCAATTTCAAAAGTTCCACTATTATCAATCAGTTCTCTGTTAGAATCTAAGATATCATAAAAAGAACTTTTTCTAAAAAAATGGAATGTAAAAACTTGAGATGATTTATAAAATTTAGCAGGATTTATATCAGTATCTATTTTTAAAACTAAACCTTTTATACTATCTTGTTTAAGTTCAACTACTTTGGCAAATCGTGCTTCATCGTCTAATGGTTCATATTTTGGTAATGATTCATGCGGAGGATATGCGCTAGTTCCATTGCCTAGGTTACCATCTATATCACATCCTTTATAATTCATCAATATAGCATCTGAGCATATGTAATCATCAAACAAAACATTCGCTAAAAAGAATCCAGATAAATATGAAGGTTCGTCAATACTACCTATGGACTGAAGATTTATTTTTGATCCATTTATAGATAAATTTAAAATATTTGAAATATATATTTCTTTATTTTCTCTATCAAAATCCCTAATTTCTAAATCAAATGTAACAGGAAATGAAAACCTAGATAAGTAAAATAAATCATAACCATTGTTTACATTGCCCGAAGCAAGTTTAAAAAGTGAATTAATATTCAAATAAGCAGATGATGATAAATAACTTGGTAAATCTTGATCATTATATTTTACATTAAATTTTCTTTTTGGAAAATTGCACCAGCCCCCACCAAGATTTGGGTATGAAATAGCAAGAGTTGGCGCATTTAGCACTTCTTTATTTAAAAAATCATTGGAGGAAAATCCATAACATGGTTGTTCTGCCGGATTTAAAGAAGAACCAATATATTTCATTTCAATTACTAATTCATGATTTCCTTCTGGCAAAGTAATAGTAAAAGGAGATATTGGATCTCTAGTCGGAGGAGCAGTAACTAAAGATGATGGAAATAGTCCTGTGGAATCGCTAACTATTTGGCTAAAAATATTTAATGGATCATTTTCAATATAATTAAATGTTACTGTAGGAGTTCCAGTATATTCATAAATATGGCCTTTCCAATTTCCTCCAGCACCATAACTAGATGACAAATAAGATTGTAATGGATAATTTGCTGGAAAATTTGGAGTTGATTTATAAGTAATTTTAAAGGTGGATTTATCTCCAGTACCAGTACCAGTATTTACATTAAGAAGATTTAGAGAGAAACTGCTCATGGAAAAATACTCTCTTTAAGATTAAATGTTGATGAATATTTGTCACTCAATGCGTAAATGCCATATTGATTATCTATAGTGATTACACTACTGATATTATCTTTTGGCATATAAAAAGATCCATTCTTAATACTTATTAAAAAGTTATTAGTACCATTGAAAACATTTAAATCACCTTCTATTTTATTAACTATTCCTAGCGTACTATTATCAACAGATACTAAGTATAAAGTTTTTCCATTAACTGATTCCTTGGTTATAGAAAATTCAGATATTGAAAGGGTAGAATTATTTGAAGAATTTGTAAAAATTATATACGGTTTGTATTTTTCATCATTAGATGATAAATAATGACTTTGTGATTGATATAACATTTCAAAAATAGCAGATGAATTTTTAGAAGTTGCTATTGATTCTCTAAATTTAAAAATGCTTGTTCCTTGATTATCTAATGAAACAACATTAAATGTTGATGTTGTTGGTAAATTAACATCGGATGTCTTTACATAATTAAAGCTATTTCCATATACATTATTAATTGAATATGCTGTATTTTTAAGCGCTGGCAAGATAGTTATTTTTGCATCCGTTATGGTTTTTTGTTTTGTGTAAAACATTAATGGGCTAATTGATATTATAGCCTTACCATCCTTTACTTCAAATAATGATGTATCTGGAGTATAGATAGAATCTTTAATATTAAAAGAAAAAGAGTCATTTTCAACAGGTGATATTAATAAATTAAAAAAGCCATTTAAAGGAACGGTTTGACTAGTTTTTTGATCTATTAATTCTAAATTAATTATTAAATTTGAACCGCCAAATTCTATAGGTATAGATTGTTCAGAACTATCAACTGTTATTTCAAATTTCCAATTAGAACCATCTATTATTGGAAGTGGATCATTACCTAATATTGGGGGAGAAATAGCAACTGTTGGATTACTTGTGTATCCAGTTCCTGGATTAGTAATTGTAATTCCAGTAACAATGCCATTAGAGACTGTAGCT